TCTCTACATTGATAACTACTGGTCGATGATAGTTGAAGAGTGCGGCGTCAGGAAATTCTGCTCTGATATACACATGACGGAGCGGCACCACAGGCGCGGCAATGCGCCGTTCGACGACACTAACCGCAAGGCACTGTTGCGGCAATCAAGCGATGATAAATGGTTCACGCACTGGCGTCAGGACTACTCCGAACAAGGAGCGCAAGCCATCTGCCGGAAGGTAAAACAAGCAATGAGAGAGGATAAAACTAATGTCGGAGCCTGAAGAAAAGAAAATCGTTATCGCCGGAGTCACCTATCCCGTAAAGCCGCTCGTCGGTCGCCAGCTTCGCTTTGTGATGCCTGCGCTTATGCGCTGGCGCAAAGTGACCGGGGATATTTCCCAGATGACGCCTGAAAGCTATGACGATCTTTATGCCATCGTTTATCACGGCGCAATCGTCATGACGGATAAGACCATGACGCCGACAAAGATGCTTGACGTTCCCGGCATTAATTTCCAAGACCTTATTGCGGCAGTCGGCACCATCACGGAAGCCAGCGGCCTGTTCACCAAAGCCAAGGAGGGAGACACCCCTATGGGGGAAGCGACGGAGGCTGGGAAAGCGCAGACTGGGACTTAATATTTGCCGAGTTCAGCTCAAACCTCGGCCTGTCTTTCGAGTACATCGAGGATCACCTGACGTTCGCGCAGTTAATCGCCTATCGCAAGCACTGGAAGAAACACCCGCCTACGCACCTGCTCGTTGCAGCCTATATCGGATACAAGAATGAAGAACCGGGAAAGATTGAAGACCTCATAAGAATGCAAGAGAAACCCAATGGCTAACGACGAGAATGTGACCGTAAAATTCGGCGCGCAGCTTCAAGGGCTGAATGCTGGCATTGCAGAAGCCAAGGGAGCCTTACAAAGTCTTACTGCGCCTATCAGCGGGATTATAAGTGCCTTCTCAGGGGTTGCCGCTGCTTTGAGCGCAGCCTTCTCTATTGATAAGCTGAAGCAGTTTGAAGACAAGTTTGCCGAACTCGGAGAACAGATCGAACGCACGGCAAAAATAACCGGCCTCTCTACCACCGAAGTTCAGGATTTCGGTCTTGCAATACGTCTTGCGGGTGGCGATTCAGATACCGCAGCCCAGACGCTCAAGATTCTTGAAAAGAATATCGGTGAGGCTGAGAGCGGAAGCGGGCGCGCATACACTGCATTCACGAATCTAGGCGTAAGCCTTGATGATCTGAAGAACAAAACGCCGCTCGATATCCTCTTTCAAATGAAAGCGAGGATGGACGAGGCAGGCGATAGCGCGGGTCAGGCTGCAATCAAGGTCGAATACATGCGGGCCGTTGCAGGTCGTGCTGGCGCAGATTTTCTTGCTCTCGGCAGCAACCTTGATGAAGTAAAAAAAATAGCACAACAGACCGGAACCGAACTCGATCCGGTTATGGTGCAAAAAGCGGATTCCCTCGCCCATTCTAACCATGTGTTAGGAGAGAGCTTTGCCGGACTCGCACACACACTGGCTGACGAGCTTGCGCCTGCTTATCAAAGTGTGATTGATAAGATGAGTTCCGCAGCACAGGGAACAAATAACTTTCTTTCATTATTCGGTAGCTACTCAAGAAGCGTTGCAGCGGCAAGCAGTAAGAAAAAAGGTAACGCCGGACTTCCCGATCTATCTTCCGGCCTTGCTGGCCTTGATTCAGATTACGCGAAACAGAACACCAAGCCATTAGAGCCACTTGCGACTGTGGGTGCAGGCGCAGGAAAAGCTGATGACTCCGCCGATAAGGATCACGCAGACGCACAGATAGCGCTTTCTAAACTTGTTCTTGCTCAAAAGGTGCAAGACCTCGATGCAGAACAGGCGGCAGGGCAGATCACAGAGAAGCAAAAGATTTCAGGACTCATAGAGGCGGCGAACCAAGAACACACTATCGATCAGGACGTGCTTGATAAGCAGCTATTGAGCGATCAGGAATACAGCGATAAAAGCACTATTCTCGCCCAGCAACATGCCCTTGAGATTTCAAAACTTCAGGAACAGCTTGCAAAGTCCGTCGCGACGTCAAATGAAAAATCTTTTAATTCTGCAACAGAAATCGTCACCAAAGACCTAGATACTATGCTGCAAGGCGTCCTTCAGGGAACGCAGACCATGCAGCAGGCATTCGTGAGGATGGCGGATAATATCGCTTTGAGCTTTATCGAGGCCATTGCAACGATGACGGTAAAGTGGATTGGATTTGAAATTTTGACAAAGGAATTTAATGTCACCGGGTTGACTAACCCATTTCAGCAGTTAGAAAAAGTCTTAAGCCAGATGTGGACTACGATTACCGGAGTCACTGCGGCTACAACAGCCCAGACGGCAGCAACAACTGCCACCGCCGCCGCCTCTACAACGGCTGCTGCTGCACAAAGCGCCGCAACCGGGGCATCTGTCACCAAGCACGCGGCAAGTGCCGCTGCTGCGGTATATGACGATGTTGCCCAGATACCTTACGTGGGTTGGCTGCTTGCCCCGCCAGCAGCAGCAGCAGCATTCGCAGCGGTAGAAGCATTCGGTGGTTTCGAGACTGGTACGGATTACGTTCCGTCCACAGGCTTTGCTCTGTTGCATCAGGGCGAGGCGGTTATACCGGCAGGCCAGAATAACGGGCCGTATAGCGGTGGAAATGGACAGGGTAACACAATCAATATCAACCTTCAGGCCATAGACAATCAGAGCGGAACGCAGTTTCTTCTCGCAAATATGCCGGTCATAGCGCAGGGAATCTCGACCGCGATCCGCAACAATAATTCGAGCCTGTCAAATGCAGCGAGGGCATAATGTCAACCGCAGTATTTCCGACCTTGAATGTCGGGCCAGCTTTTCCCGTAACGCGAACTGATTTATGGGACGGCGATATTCAGGCATCAATCAGCGGAAAGGAAAACCGCTTGTCCTACTGGACATACCCGAAATATCAGTGGGAAGTAGATATCAACGTCATGAAGGCGGACGCATCGAACGCCGACTTTCAGACCTTGATCGGCTTCATCAACTCGCGGCAAGGCCAGTTTGATTCGTTTCTCTATCAAGACCCCACAGACTACATCGTCACCACGCAGTCTATAGGGACGGGTGACGGGTCAACAGTTGCCTTTCAGCTCGTGAAGACCTTCGGCGGATTTGTGGAGCCGGTGCTTGCGCCGAAACTTACGGCAACCGTGAACATCTATCTAAACGCCGTTCTTGACAGCGGAGCAAATTACACGGTGAATCCGTGGGGTACATCAAGCGCAAGTGGCCCCGGCTCTTTGGTGTTCAATAGCGCACCCGGAAACGGCGTGGTGATTACTGCCGATTTCACCTATTACTACCCCTGCCGGTTCGTATCTAACAAGACAGCATTCGTTTATGCGTATTCGCAGCTCTATCAGACAAAGAAGCTGTCGTGGATTTCGGTAAAGAACTGACATGGCAAAGACTTTAACCACGCAATTGCAGAATCTGTTTGCTACCGGGCAGATGAATTACGCAAATGTGTACCAATTCAACCTTGTGGGTGGTACGACCCTCTATTATTGCTCAGGCGATGTAGACATCTACCTGAAGACAGCATCCTCTGGCGGCGATCCGTTCTGGGCGAATCAAAAGTTTTCAGCAGGCGGAAGCATCGGGCCGTACATAGGAAGGAAAGACAGCAAGGCAAAAATGCACAGTGCCATCGGCCTTCAGGTCGATACCCTTGTTTTTGATGTCATACCGGCTTCTGCTCAGATAAACGGCGCAAACTTCCTGACAGCGGTGCGCGAAGGTGTATTTGATGGTGCCAATCTGCTTTACGTCGGCGTATACTGGCCTATCGGTGCTTATGCGAATCCGGTTATACCGACTGGCACAGTGAAGAAATTTCTTGGGCGTGTTGCCAGCGTAGGCATAAGCCGTAATCTTGCGACGTTCACGATCAACAGCTATCTTGAGCTGCTGAATCAGAACATGCCGATCAATCTCTATCAGGGTTCATGCGTCAACACCCTGTACGATACGAGCTGCACGCTTCTGAAATCGAATTTTCTGACGACAAGCTCCGCCATTACCGGCTCGACAGTAAATAATGTGCTGGCGACTCTCTCGCAGGCTTCCGGGTATTTCAGCCTCGGTACGATTACCTTTACCAGCGGCGTCAACAATGGCGTAACGCGAACGATAAAGCAGCATACAGCGGGAACGCCTGCAACTATCAACGTTATCGCGCCGCTGCCGAGTGCGCCTGCAAACGGGGATACGTTTAGTATTTATCCGGGCTGCGATAAAAATGAATCCACCTGTGCAACCAAGTTTTCAAATTTGCCGAATTTCAGGGGCTTTCCGTGGATTCCTTCGCAGGAAAACGCGTCGTGAGCGAGCAGGAACAACGCCAGCGTGTAGTTGCTGTTGCTAAGACTTATTTGGGAACACCCTATCACAGCCACGCCCGCGTAAAAGGCGCGGGAGTTGATTGCCTGACCCTGCTCTCGTGCGTCTGGGAGGAATCCGGTCTTATCCCTCGCGTGAAGTTGCCGCATTATTCTGAGGATTATTTCAAGCACAAAGGCGGAGAGCTTTACCTGAAGGGGTTGCTGGACTACACGGTTGAGATCGAAACGCCTCCTGAACCCGGTGACATCGTGCTTTGGAAGTTCGGACGTTGTTTCAGTCACGGCGCGATAGTCATTGACTGGCCGCATATCATCCACGCGCAGATCAATCGGCACGTAACAATCGAAAGCGCAGAAGCAGCTCAGGGATTAAAATTCATCGGCGAGAACGTACCCGGCAAAGGCGGACTCAGGCCACGCAAAACATTTTCATATTGGCGGAAACAAAATGGGGGGAATATTAGGGGGAAAGAGTAAGGGGACAGGGCCGACGATAGCCAATAACCTTCAGCTTCAATCCTCAGTTTACGGAAACGCGATTGCGATAGTTTACGGAACGACGCGGGTTTCCCCTAACCTTATCTGGTACGGGAGTTTTGTCGCAACGCCTATCTCTCAAGGCTCGAAGGGCGGCAAAGGAAGCATTGTCGGCGGCGGAGGGAAGGCGGGCAACGGCCAGTACAATTATCAGGTGGCTGTGGCGATGGCCTTGTGTGAAGGCCCGATTCAGAATGTGCGGAACGTCTATATTGACAAGACGGTAACAACGCTTCCAGCCGTCAACCTTAGTCTATTCACCGGAACATACCCGCAAGCTCCGTGGGGGTTCCTGCAAGGCCAGCAGGTCGTAACCACGGAAACACATACCATCCCGGCCTCCGGGCCTTATACGGTCACGGTTGCCCTCGCAACGACTTTTATGTCGGACGCGGGAGTGAACAGCGGCACCCCGCCGATCACGTACACCTTCACAGGCGGATACGATCAGCCTCAAGTCACTCAAGAATTTAGTCTCAATCCGAATGGCCCGACGGTTGTATGGCTCTTTTATATCGGCGATGCCGGGAAAGTAGTTACGATTACTTATTCAGGGTCAACTGATGGGACGACAAGTTTCAACGCAACGATTCCGGCGAATGGTCTGTTAAGCAGCAGTGTAAGCACGAACCAGACGATCAATCCGTTTACGGTGGTGCAGCCTGCCCTCGTTTATACATCAGTGTCAGGAGCACCGGCGACAAAGCAGTATAATGTCTCGCAGGGAGTTTACACATTCAACTCCGCTCAGGCAGGCGATAGCGTTAGCATAAACTATTATACCTTTGAAGCCGTCGATCAGGCGCTCGGATATAACGGAATCGCCTATGTTGCTTCGTCTGCTTATCAGCTAGGTAGCAGCGCGGCACTGCCTAACCATAACTTTGAGGTTCAAGGCGTCTATAGCAACTCCGTCTCTCAGGAAGTCCTCGGAGAACAAGATATAATTCCTAGCGCTGCTTACGTGCAGCAGGTCACGAACCTGTCTTTGAATGCCGGTGAGATCGTTGTCGAATATTATGCCTCCTTTATAGCAGACGGAGGCGTGACGGACAGCGAAGGAAATGCGTACACTGCCGTTATTGCGAATCCGGGGTTTTACCAGTACACGGTCAGCAATGGGACGTATAACTTTTCCCCATCAAACTACGGCGGCGGAGTCAACATAACCTATACTGCGAACGCAGGCCCGGATGCTGATCCTAGCCTTATCGTTGCCGATTATTTGACGAACGGACACTATGGCGCGGCATTCCCTTCGCAATATCTGGGGAGCCTGACAACCTATCAGGCGTATTGCATAGCGAATGGGCTTTTGATTTCTGTTGCCATTACACAGCAGGTTCCCGCATCGCAGACGCTTCAGGATATTGCGACCGCAACAAATTCAGCGTGGGTATGGAGTAACGGATTACTTAATCTAATCCCATACGGCGATCAGACTGTAACGCAGTTCGGATACACCTACACGGCCCCGTCCGCGCCTGTTACTTCGCTTGACGATGATAGCTATATGCGGCTGAAAACCCCGATTGGGGTTTCATCGGCAACGATGAATGACAACCCCGTTATCATGACGCGCAAGCGGCCAGCGGATCAGATAAATTCTATCAAGCTGCAATGCCTTGATCGCCAGAACAATTACAACGTCGCCACAATCGAAGCGAAGGATCAGGCTTTAATCGAGACATTCAAGCTGAGACAATCAGCGGCGACGAACACGCAGCTATTTTGCAATATCGGATCGGCAAGGCAGTCGGCTCAGTTGCAGTTGCAGCGCCAGTACATAATGAATATCTACAGCTTTCAGTTGCCGCAGGAGTATATATTTCTTGATCCGATGGACATTGTGGAAATCACCGATGCCACGATGGGCTTGACTAATCAGTGGGTTCGCATTCTTGAGATTCAGGAAAATGACGATGGCTCGCTATCGATGCAGGCAGAGGAATATCTTCAGGGTACGGGTGCAGCAGCTTTATACAATTTCCAGAAGGGACTCGGTTATCAGGTCAATTACAACATCGATCCGGGTAACGTAAACACTCCGATCATCTTTGAACCGACCGACGCGCTTGCCGGTGAGCTGGCCGTGTGGATGGCGGTATCTGGGATGAATACCTCTATCTGGGGCGGTTGCAGCGTTTATATCTCTACCGATGGAAACTCGTTCACCTACGCAGGGCAGATAAAGGGAGCGGCAAAGCAAGGCGTTCTTCTTTCCCCTCTGGCATCGGTTACTCCGGCAGCTACCGGACAGACGATTGACCAGACGAATACACTGGCTGTGAATGTCTCGGAGAGCAATTCACAGTTGCTTTCCGGCTCGCAGTCGGATGCGACGAACCTGAATACGCTTTGCTATGTTGACGGCGAATATATCGCTTATGAGACTTCGACCCTCGTGGCCTCCGGCGAATATGACCTGACGTTTCTTGTGCGCGGCGCTTACGACACGACGATAAGCGCGCACGCGGCAGGCTCGCTCTTTGCCCGTCTGAATAGCGGGATTTTTGAATTTCCATATGCGGCACCGCTTATAGGAACAACGATCCAAATTAAATTCCTGTCCTTTAATATCTGGGGCGGCGGCGAGCAGCAGCTTTCCGAGGTAAACACCTACACCTATAACGTCGTTGGCACTGCCTACACTTCCGCTTTGCCGAATGTTGCAGGCTTCGCAACGGCATTGACCAGCTACTCAGCCGGGACGACGCAGCTTATATGGCAGCCAGTCAGCGACTTCCGGCAGATTGATTATGAAGTGCGGCAAGGTACTACGTGGTCAGCTGGAAACTTCCTTTACCGGACGCCGCTGACGCAAGGGCCGATTTCCGGTGATGGAACATACTGGATAGCAGCACACTTCACCGTCCCGAACGGCGGCCTCGATATTTATTCAGAAACGCCGGTTTCGCTCACTATTACCGGCTCGCAGATCACCCAGAATGTGATCGCAACATACGATCAGGCTTCTACGGGCTGGACAGGAACATTTGTAAACACCGCGCATACGAGTCTTGGCCTTCAACTTGGCTCGGCAGGTAATATTCTCACTAACCCAAGCATACTAACGACCGTTGATTATCTTTATTATGGCGGCGTAGCGGCAAGCGGGACTTATACTATCCCGTCCGCCCAGATTGTGAACATCGGAAGGGTCGCCCCTTGTCAGGTGATCATGAAGCTCGGACAAGAAACAGGATATAGCCTAAATGCGGTCAATATTCTGGCGCTGACTGATTATCTTAATGCAACGAATATTCTGGGAATTGACTTAGGAAACAACACGGCGGCTTACGCGCAGATCAATCTGTCGCAAGACGGCAGTACCTATGCGGGCTGGCAGAACTGGATTCCGGGAACGTATTCAGCGAAGGCTTATAACGCTCGCGTGGTTTTAGAAACCGATGATCCGACAGTGCTTGCGGTACTTACGGACTTCACTTTCACGGTTGATGTGCCGACGCTGGATCAGACTGGTACGAATGTTTCAATCGCTGCTGGCGGCACTGCGATCACCTTCCCCAACACTTTCAACGGTGGGCCGGGGGCTGCCAATACACCAAACCTTCAGGTAACAATCCTGAACGGATCGGCGGGCGATAACGCACTGGTAACTTTAAAGACTACAAGCGGTTTTACGTTGCAGATCATGAACGGCGGATCGGGCGTTGCAAGAACGTGCGATTATATTGCACAGGGTTTTTGACGATTAAATTTTGACAAATAAATAAAGGAAATTTCATGTCACAAGGAGCTATTGTACTTCCAGTAGTCGGAACTGTATCCGGCCTGACGATGACGCAGGACACCAACACCGCGCTTGATACGCTGAATACCTTATGGAGCGGAGCGAGTGCGCCCGGAACACCGGAGGCCGGTCAGATCTGGCATGACACCACTCTAAACATCATCAA